TTACATTTACGCCCGACACAACCGACAACAATTTTGCCGGTACACAGTCGGGCGAGGCCATGAAGTATAAAATGATGGCAGCAGACAATTACCGCGGTAAGCAGGAACTTTTATTCAAAAAAGGCCTTATGCGTCGTTTGCGTTTAGCCGTCAACATTTGGAAAATCAAGGGCAACGATTCCGAAAGTTACAGCCTTATCAACGAGACCGATGTTGTATTCACTCCAAACTTACCACAGAATGACACGGAATTAGTGGCAATCGTCAAGAGCTTATATGGCGTGGTAAGTGAACAAACGATCGTCGAAATTCTTGAGCAAGTGACAGGCGTCAACGCGGAAGCTGAAATGAAACGTATTAAAGAAGAGCAAGAAAAAGCGCTTGAAATGCTCCCACGAATGGAAAAAGAAAAAGAGGTGACAGATGGCGAACAAGTTATTGAAGAATCTGAAAACCCTCGAGGATCATGATCGATACTGGACAGGTCGAGCGCGTGAAGTTTTCGAATATGTCGATCGGAAAGATATCAATTTCTTCGCAGAAATAGAAAAAATCTATCGAGACCAAGCCGTAGGCCTTCAAAAGTCAGTATTCGACTTTTATACGCGCTTCGCGGAAGATCATGATATCACTTACCAAGACGCGATGAAACGCCTCCGGGGTGAGGATTTAAGCGATTATGCTGAAAATGCTCGAATGTATCGAGAGCAAGCGGAAAAAGATCCAGAGCTTTTACGTCGATTAAATGAACAGTACGCGTCGGCTCGGGCTGTACGTCTTCAAATGCTGAACGCGGAGGCCGTTTATCGGGCCGGGGTGCTTGCTGGGGCTTTGCATAAGAGCTTCGAAAAATATCTCTATGATGTGGCCGAATATGCTTACCGAAAATCAGTCGGAGGCCGTGCGGGTGCGATCAACCGGCCCGCGTTTGAAGAGGTTATTAAAACGCCCTTTAATGGTCGGAACTATTCGGCCCAGCTTTGGGGCAATACGGACGCGCTCGCGGACAGCTTGAAAAAGGTATTCCGTCAAGGCTTCATTCGTGGGGACGGCCCGCAAGAGATGGCCCGAGAGATTCGAAAAGAGTTTAATGTGGCCCGTTCGCGAGCTGAAACATTGATTCGGACGGACGCAACGGCCATTGTTAATCGTGCAACTCTCAAGCGATACAAGCGAGAGGGTTTGAAATATTATCGGATTCTGGTCGTGCTAGATGATCGGACCACTCAAATATGCCGGAGAATCGCGCAAGAGGATAAACTCTATAAGCTCGAGGACGCGCAAGTCGGGGTGAATATGCCCCCGTTCCATTATAATTGTCGGTCGACGATCATGCCGGACGCGGAAGAAATAGAAGAGAAAGGGAATGAATAAATGAACATTTGGGAACTTGTTTCATTTGTCGCAGGGGTGATCTCCCTTGTGGTATTGTTGTTTGTGGCGTGGTTCTTTATTGTCGGTTTGGCCGATGGTATCGCTTCGGTTATGAAGGATCGCAAGAAATAGATCGGAGGTGATCCAGAGATCTTGACAAGCGGGAATAGACCGCTAAAACAACTCAACGGAGGAAAAAAATAATGAACGAATGGCAAAAACGTTTTGTGAAAGAATATCACGAACTGAAAGGGCGTTTCGCGAAATTAGACGAAATGATCCAAAAATACGAAAGAGGACGACTTGAATTTGAACCAAAATGTCCGATCGATTTATTAAAGCGTCAGCGCTCGGTTATGTGGGAATATCTTTCGGTTTTAGAGCAACGCGCGCGAATTGAAGAAGTTAAACTGTAAGACTTTATCTTATACAGTCTTTTCTTTTTGTCCAGACTATGCGGAGGACGTAAAAAGCTGCATTGTTTCGTCGCCGGACGTAAAACGAGATTATCGAGTGATGGCGTAACCATCGGAGGAAAATAATGTCAGAAAATGCACAAGCAGTTGAGACTAAAACACTTGAGCAAGACGTCACTCAAGAAGAACAAGTTGAGACCAAGCAAGAAAAGTCCGAGCGTACCTTCACACGCGCCGAATTTGGAAAAGCAGTCGCAGCGGAGATCGCCAAGGCACGAGCAAGCTGGGAGGCTGAACAGGCCGAAGCGATTGAACTAGCAAAGAGCGAAGGCGAACGCCTCGCGAAGCTAACCAAAGATGAACGCGCTCGCGAAGAGGAAGCGAAACGAATCCAAGCGATCGAAGAACGTGAGAAAGCTCTCGCAGAAAAAGAAATGCGAGTAGCAACTCAAGCGCTATTGAGTGAGGAAGGGCTTCCGGGGGACTTTTTGGAATTCGTGATCGACAGCACGGCGGAGGCTACAAAAGAAAAGATCGGGACTTTGAGATCTATCTTTGATAAAGCAGTAGAAGCCCGCGTCGATGAACGTCTAGCACAGAAAGCACCACGCAAGGGTACGGGACCGGTATCTATGACAAAAGCAGAGATCATGGCAATTGCGGACGATGAAGAGCGTCAACGTGCAATTGCCGAAAATATTGGACTATTTAAAAATTAGAAAGGCTAGAATATGGCAACAGAAAATAAACTAACAACTATGAACGATCTAGGCGATATTAAATCTATCGATTTCGTCAATAAGTTTTCGAAAAATATCAACGACTTGCTTCGTCTTTTGGGCGTAACTCGTCGTCAAGAGTTGACAAACGACCTTAAAATCCAAACTTACAAATGGACCGCAGACGTTGACACTACGGCAGTCGCAGAAGGTGAAACAATTCCGCTTTCTAAAATGACACGCGCGAAGGATCAAGAATACACTGTTACATGGTTCAAAAAACGCCGTTCAGTATCCGCAGAAGCTATCGCACGTCATGGTGCGTCACGCGCTATCTCGGAAGCCGACACTCGTCTAATGCGTGAAATTCAAAACGGAATCAAAGAAGATTTCCTTGCTTATCTCAAGAAAACTAAAACAAAAGTAAAAGGAAAAGGCTTACAGCAAGCGTTCGCTAATAGCTGGGGTAAACTTTCAACATTCAACGAATTCGAAGGGTCTCCGCTTGTTTCATTCGTAAATCCGCTTGATGTCGCTGATTATCTTGGAACAACTCCGGTAGCGTCAGACGCGACAAATGTTTTCGGATTTACACTTTTGAAAAACTTCCTTGGTATGCAAAACGTAATCGTTATGCCATCTTGCCCACAAGGGAAAATCTATACAACAGCGGTCGAAAACTTGGTATTCGCTTACTTAAACGTTGCGACTGGTGATCTTGGCGGATTGTTTGCGGACTTTACAGACGAAACAGGAATTATCGCAGTAGGTCGCGATCGTGTATTGAATAACTTGACTTTCGAATCTGTATTCTTTGGCGCACACGTTCTTTTTGCTGAAATTCCGGACGGTGTGGTAGAAGCTGCAATCGAACCAGCAACTTCGGCGGTAGCAGCCTAGTTTTAGGAGGTGAACGATGACAGCTATCGAGCTAGAAAAAACCACGGAAGAAATTCGCTTACTGAAAGGAATTCCAAAGAGCGATCAGGAACAAGACGATTTATTGACCCTTATCGTACGGGATAGCTTCGAGCGTATGATCGCTTACGTCAATCGCTTTTCTGATCTCCCACTCGAGGAATTGCCCGAATCAGTAGCGTACATTCTCCGAGACGTAGCTGTTAGTCGTTTTAACCGTCTGAATTCAGAGGGCGCAACCGCTGACAGCGAAGAAGGCCGGAGTTTTACATGGGAGGACGGCTACCTAACAGATGATAACAAGGCCATTCTGGAAGGCCTTGCGGTGAAATACCGCGCCCGTGGAATCGCTAGATTTATTTAAGGGGGGTGCGTGTATGATCTATAATGACCGCGTAACCTTGATTTTTGAGAAACGCCCAACGGATGAGCTATTGGACAAGGTGGAGAAGAAGAAGAGCTTCCCCGTCCCTTGTATGAAAAATGCCGTGTCAAACGCTGAAATGATGGGTCTTTTTGGTAAGTACAACTTCGACACGTTCAAGTTGCATTTACAAGGGATCCACAAGGATTTTTCCGAAGTCATTTATAAGGGCCGGAAAATGAAAATCAAGGGCAAACGATATCATCATAATAGCACGGTGATTTACTTATGAGCTTTACTTATAAGATCAAGGGCCTCGATAAGTTCATTCGACGCGTACAGGGCAAGCCTAGACAAGCAAGGCAAGCGGTAGGCGAAGAACTTCGCAGATCGGCCTTGCGTGTGGAAAGGAAAGCCAAAATGAAAGCGGCAGTCGATACCGGATTTATGAGAAACGGAATCTTTGTCGTTAGGGTGGGTATGTTGCGATATAAGGTGATATCTCCCGCCGGCTATTCGGTCTATGTTGAGCTTGGAACGCGTAAAATGAAGGCCCAACCATTTCTAGGGCCGGCCGTAAAA